GCTGGCTCAACTACATCGGCCACCGCCTCATCAAGGTGGTTGAGCTCGAGATCGGCGGCCAGCGCATCGACCGCCAGTACGGCGACTGGATGCAGATCTGGACCCAGCTCACCCAGGATGCGGGCACCGTCGCGGCGCTTGACGACATGATCGGCAACACCCACGACCTCGTCCTCATGAAGGATGCGCGTGGCTACTCCCTCGACGCCTCTTGCGCCGGCGCCGAGCTCACCAACTCCTGCGCCCCCCGCGCGGGCACCCCGGCCAAGACCCTCTACATCCCCCTCCAGTTCTGGTTCTGCCGCAACCCCGGCCTCGCGATCCCGCTCATCGCGCTCCAGTACCACGAGGTTCGCATCAACGTGGAGTTCGAGCAGTGGATCAACTGCTGCTACTACGAGACCACCGGCTCCACTGCCGCGTCCACCGCGATCCAGTCCCTCACTGCCGCGTCCCTCTACATCGACTACATCTACCTCGACACTGAGGAGCGCCGCCGGTTCGCCCAGCAGACTCACGAGTACCTGATTGAGCAGCTCCAGTTCACTGGCGCTGAGTCCATCACCTCGTCCTCCAACAAGATCCAGCTGAACTTCAACCACCCCGTCAAGGAGCTTGTCTGGGTTGTTCAGCGCGACTCGTTCGTCGACTGCACCCCCGGCCAGAACTTCATCGCGGAGGTCAACGGCTGCCAGCCGTTCAACTACACGGATGACTTCACCACGGAGGGTGTCGTCATGGACATCCTCGCCCGCGGCTCCCTCGGCACTGGCGGCTCCACTGGCACCAACGGCGCGGGTGTTATCCCCACCACCGCCGGCGACGGCCCGTCTGGCCCCTACCTGCCCGGCCTCGGCATCGCCTTCGGCCCGTCCCTGGGCGGCGCCTCTTGGCTCGACTCTGGCTCCAACCAGGGCGAGGAGGTCTTCGCGGCCACCACCAACTACCTGCTCGCCAAGGTTGTGCTCGCGTCTGGCGTCAAGTGCGAGGGCAAGAACCCCGTGGAGGTCGCCAAGCTCCAGCTCAACGGCCAGGACCGCTTCACGGAGCGCGAGGGCCGCTACTTCGATGTGGTCCAGCCTTACCAGCACCACAGCCGCACCCCCAGCCGCGGCATCAACGTGTACTCCTTCGCGCTCAAGCCCGAGGAGCACCAGCCCAGCGGCACCTGCAACTTCTCCCGCATCGACAAGGCGACCCTCCAGCTCACGGTGTCCGTCAACACTGTCCGCTCTGGCCGCACTGCCCAGGTGCGCGTGTACGCCGTCAACTACAACGTCCTCCGCGTCATGTCCGGCATGGGCGGCCTCGCGTACTCCAACTAAACACCAGAACTTCAAGGTTGTCGGGGGAGGAACACGGGGGAAACCCCACACAATGAGGCTGGAACCCCAGCTCCATTTTGTCACGGGTAATAGTGCTTTCGACCATTCTCCCGAAGGATGTACGCGTCCATCCGAGTGGGGTCCAGGAACGTAATCGGACCCGGAACGCGGCGTACAATCAGAGCCTCTGGATTCCAGGATGCGCCAAGCTCTCGATTGAACTCCTGGAGGTCGTTGAAACACCAGGTCTGCTTGAGAGCTCCAAAGGTCGTGAGGGCGAACCAATCAAACCCATCTCCCTTTTTGGCGAGATACCCAGGAGGAGACGCGAGAATCGTCTGCAGATAGTCCGGATCAAGCTCCACCATGGAGTCCGTTCGAATGCGAAGGACACGGTCCGAGTCCGAGAGGAACGGAGCGGCCAGCGAACAGACACATTGGACCCCGTACATCATTTTGTACGTCGAAATCGGACCTCCTGCGACTGTATCCGGGAGTGCGAGCTGACGATGCTGAATCGTACGCTGGGTCACACGCTGCAGAATGTCTGTATCGCTAGGCTCCGGCGTGACGTGAAGGTGGTCCACGGCTGCGCGAATCGCGGGACTCTCTGTCCACGTCGACAGAAAGAGCCGAGACTCCGGGACTTGACGGCGAACCGACGCAATCACACTCAGAACGGCCTCTTCCGAGGGGCGAATCGGCCCCGACATCAAAATGGTCGTTCCCATTTACCAATCATCTTCGCTGAGAGAGTAAATGGAACGTGATCATTTCATTCCGACCTCGTTTCTCAATAGCTACACGCCTCTCCTCTATCGTGCCCTCCAGGACACGACGGGCCCGGTGATTGAATGCGGAATGGGGAACTATTCGACGAGCCTTCTTCATTCCACGGGGCGCCACGTCATCAGCTACGACACGCACCCCGACTGGTTCGATCAGTTCCCCGTGAGTCCAAAGGTTCTCATTGCTCCGTCGGAATGGCTTACCGTGACCCGCTCGTTGAAGACGTTCGCAGATGTCTTCTTTGTGGACCAGGCTCCTGGCGAGAGTCGCGAGAAGTGTATCGCAGAGCTCTCGACGGGGTTCAATGGGATCGTGGTTGCGCACGATACGGAGCCCGTGGCTGACTATGGGTACAAGATGCGCCAGCACTTCCCCAAGTTCAAGTACATCGCGGAGGTCCAGACCTCAGATGCCTGGGCCACGGCGCTCTCGAACACGGTGGATGTCGGGGAGTGGGCGGGAGACGCGTTCGGCGACTATCTCATTCAGTAAGCGTGCGAACCAGGGCGTCAATCTCAGACCGATAGGCTGAGTAGGGGCGAATGGAATGCGAGTCGGCAAAGACATCGGCGAGAATCTGCTCCCGGGTCCACCTCCAGAAACTCCGGTCCAACCGTGCGTGCGTCCTCTTCACGAACGCAAAGACCGACTGGTCTGGATAGGACCGAATGCGCTGGGTTGTCCATTCCTCGTCTGCGCCCCACTGGACCTTGTCTTTCAGAATCAAGTTGGACGGGTCCTGCACAAAGCAATCGTGACCCATCTGCTTCGCATAGAGACCCCGAATCGAGTCCTCCCAGGACGCCTCGAGACCCAGGACCGTTTGGAAGGTCCGTCCCAGTGCAGCGTGATAGCAGACAGGAATGAACTGATGGATCGGATTCAGATGCACGTACTTGGTGTCCGGGATCGACGCAATCTGGTCGATGAAATAGGACCGCGAGATGGGGAACATATCGATGTCGGAGAGAAGACAGACCTTGTCCGGAAACTGGGAGGGAATCCAGAACCGCACCCACTGACACTGGAGATACACAGGGACATCCGGAATCGGCGCCATTCGGATGACACGTCCGTAGGTCTCGTCGATGGGTGTCGATTCGTCGCCAATGAAGACGAGGATCGGCTCAATGCCGAACCGAAGCTTCCAGACCTTCGAGACCAGGGGCCAAAACTCCAAGTAAAACGGGTTTGCGTCAGAGCTATGAATGACGTAATCAAGTTTCATTTATACGCACTGGACCCCCGTATGAAAATGATTCATGTCGTGGCGGAAGTCCGTGACCTGGGTCTACTTCTGAACATCACCGAGGTCAATGTCCTAGTCTACGATAAGGAGAATCCGGACAATCGTTTCAGCTCTGGGGCGACAGGAAGAAGTCGGGATCCGTATGAACAGGCGTCGTCGGGACGTGGAGGGGATCTGTCCAGGCGTTGACGACACAGACAGGAAGCCGCTCATAGAGAGACCTCAATGAATTCCGCAGCACAACCGGAGTTGCGCCGCAGAGCAAGGCTTCATAGACCCGATGCGTATCGATCCCCGTTCCTTCTGGACACAGAACGAACTGAGAGCGACAGAGGTCGGCATAATACTCTGGAACGGAGAGCCCGGTCCTCCACGTGACCCGTGGGTCGTCCGTAAAGGCTGCGAGACAGGCCCGACGTTTGTCGTCGTTCGTGGTCTGGGTAAAGTTCGCGTAAATCTCAATGTCTCGAGGGACATCGGGCCGTGCGAAGGACTCGAGAAAGGGCAGTTGTCTGTCCACAAACCCCAGCGGAATTGTCGTGAGGCGCGGATGCTCAACGGTCGTGTTGATGGCGAAGATATGGCGCGTCAGGGGAAGAAGCATTCCCAACTGCGCGAGTCCAAAGGGCCGGTCCGTATTGTGGACGATGACGACAAACTGCTTCGGAGAGAAGAGAGGAGCCTGGGCGCGGAACTGGGTCAGGTAGTCTCCGTTGACAAAGACCCAGTCTCCCGTCTGGGCAGCTGCAAAGGAAAAGCGAGGGCGGTCCGGATAGCGCGGGTCAAACACCCACGTGCATCGGTCGGCAAAGGATTTTCCCGAGATCATATTCGTAAGAAGAAAGACAATGGTAAACGTCTTTTCCTTCTGCCTCTATGGCCCCGAGCAGGACCGGTATTACACCGGCATGAAACAGAACGTTCTCTTGGCCCTCAAGTACTTCCCAGACTGGAAGGTCTTTGTGTATCTGGGTCCGGATGTGACCCCGGAGATGGTGCAGTGGCTTCGTGGCTATCACACCGTCGTTCTGCGCGAGACGGGTGTCGTTGGACCTCCCAACATGATTCACCGCTTCTATGCGATTGACGAGCCGGGCGTCGAGCTGATGATGGTGCGCGACGCAGACAGTCGGATTCATTGGAAGGACCGCTGGGCGATCCAGGAGTTTCTCGCGGCTCCTACCTTTGTTGCGCACACGATTCGCGATAACATTGAGCATACGGCGCATATGATGGGAGGGCTCTGGGGACTGCGCAAGTCCTCTGGGCTGAACATCCACCAGCTCTACGCCCAGTACCAGGAAGACGCAAGTCGGGGACACCGACTCGCACACGACCAGAACTTCCTTGCGGATGTCGTGTATCCCGCGGTCAAATCGCGTCTGCTTGTTCACTACAGCAACGGGCGCAAGATAGCCGGCGAAGCCGCGGTGGAGTTCCCCTTCACCTGGATCAACGACATCTACTGTGGCCGAATTGAGACCGGCTTCATCGACAGCCCACCTCCCCGGACGTCCACTCTCAACCTCCCGAATGTCTTGACGCGGATTCGGTAAACTTTCTGGCGAGAAGGTAAATGGACTCTGAACAATCTGCAGGCGCGCGCAAGGCAATCGGCTCT